TGGAATGGACATGGCGAGAAAATTTCTTGAGATGGGATTTACTCGCGCCCGTCGGTATGCAAATCATTCTAGTGGAAAGAAGTATGCTGAAGATGGTTCCGTTAGACCCCAATCGCCAGATGCATTACACTGTGAAAAAGCGAGGTCTGCTAGAGTCTTTAAAGAAATGAGAGACAAGGCTGCCTATGATGAAAAGTATGTTACAATGAGAAAAGAGTGGAGAACGAATGAGTGATTTTTTATGGGTCGAAAAGTATCGACCAAAGACAATTGAAGAATGTATTTTACCATCTGATACAAAGAAAACATTTTCAAGTTTTCTAAAGAAGGGTGAAGTTCCAAATCTACTTCTTGCAGGCCCTGCTGGGTGTGGTAAGACTACTGTTGCAAAAGCTCTGTGTCATGAACTTGGTGCAGATTTTTATGTGATCAATGGATCTGATGAAGGTCGTTTTCTTGACACTGTAAGAAATCAGGCAAAGAACTTTGCATCCACTGTCTCTCTGATGGGTGGTGCAAAACATAAAGTGATCATCATTGATGAGGCAGATAACACAACTCATGATGTTCAACTTTTACTTCGTGCAAACATTGAAGAGTTCTATGGTAATTGTAGATTTATATTTACTTGCAACTATAAGAACAAAATAATTGAACCACTACATTCAAGATGTGCAGTTGTAGATTTCTCTATTAAAGGTAAGGAGAAACAAGAGATTGCAGTTGAGTTCTTCAAGAGACTTAACTATATTCTCGATGAACAAAGAGTTGAGTATGATAAGAAAGTAATTGTAGAACTTATCAATAAACATTTTCCTGACTGGAGAAGAGTTCTGAATGAGTGTCAAAGATACTCTGCAAGTGGTAAGATAGATACTGGTATATTAGCAACATTCTCAGATATATCAATCAATGATCTTACAAAGAATCTCAAGGAAAAAAACTTTCCCGATGTTCGTAAATGGTGTGTGGATAATTTAGACAATGATCCTGCTATACTTCTACGTCGTATATACGACTCTTTATATGGTTCTCTCAAGAATGCCAGTATCCCTGCCGCAGTTCTTATCATTGCTCGATATCAATATCAAATTGCCTTCGTTGCGGATCAAGAAATTAATCTCCTCGCTGCACTCACAGAAATAATGTTGGAGTGTGAATTCAAATGAAGGAAACTAAATGGACTGCACAAATAATGTTACAGTCAAACAGATTAACAAGAGTTGAATTCTTTTCACCATCCAATTTAAGAGAAGATGCAGAAGCGACTGTCAAAGCCTTATATGGTGTAACTGATGTCCGTCAGTTAAGGAGGTTATGGTCATGAATTGTTGGCATTGTGGTGCAGAATTAATTTGGGGTGGCGACGCAGACCTTGACGAAGATGACTTTCCAGAGTATGATATATATACTAACCTCTCTTGTCTCAAGTGTGAAACATTTGTAGAGGTTTATCATAAAAGAGAAACAAAAGAATGATTTTTTTATCATGCCCTCCTGTCTATACATTGCCTGGCACATGGAGTGATCCAGAAAAAATTGCTAAGTGTAATGATACGTTGATACCACATCTTCAATTAGAACCTGAGACAGGTTTTTTAGTGTTCGTTGCACTACTTGTTTTTGGTCTCATCATCTATGGAATCTATAAAACCTTTGGTTCTGGAGGTAAAGGTCTCAGAGATGAGATTAAAGAACATGCTCGTATGCATGAACTTGGAATTGCACATGGACATAATGATAAAGGTTCATATGTATCCACTAGAGAAATTGACAATCCTAGACATAAACATGACAAATAAATTTTTAAAATTGAGAGCTCAAGTGAAATCAAATGCTTATTATCTTTTCTGGGGTGCTGCAACTGTAGCAGTAATGTCAGGTCAAATATACGTTGGTAATGGATATCGTAGAATGGCAGAAACAAATGATATAATATCTGCTGATATTAATTTACTTGTAGAGGTTCTTAGTATGCCCTCACCTCAAGCGATGCCTGTTCCAAATTATGATTATAAAATGCCTATCTTACAATGAATCTAAGTGAAAGTGATGCTGCATATGCAGCAGACCAGTTCATTGATTACTTCTCAAATATGGGTCGTATTGATGAATATCTTCGTAATGTAAAACTAGATCGTATGTCAAAAATGCCGACATATCTTCCTGGCTGTGGGCCTGAAGAAGATATGTTTGATGCATTTGATATGCACCCAAATGACATGGACTTTCAAGTTTATACTGCTGGAACGGATGGTAGTTTTTCCAATGAATATTTTAATGAAAGACTACAGATAACAACATCTCATTCAATTGAGAGTTCAATTCCTGGCAAGTCATTGAAATGGATTGTCATGGAAAGAAATACAAAAAGTATTGTCGGATTTATTCGTTTTGGTTCTCCGACTATTAATTGCAAACCTCGTAATGATTGGTTAGGAAGACCACCTGAGTTGAAAAGATTTAATCGTCATTCAATCATGGGATTTATCATTGTACCAACTCAACCATTTGGATTTAATTATCTTGGTGGAAAACTGTTAGCTTTGTTATGTTGTTCTCATGAAGCTCGAGAACAGTTAAATAGTAAATACGGATCTGATATTTGTTTATTTGAAACTACGTCATTGTATGGCACAACTAAATCATCATCTCAGTATGATGGACTCAAACCATATTTGAGGTACAAAGGATTAACTCAAAGTGATTTTACTCCTTTGTTACATGATGATGTTTTTAAAGGTTTAAATAAATGGTTTATCGAGAGAAACAACAACAAAATGTTAGTCAAGGAGGACGCCTCCAGTCGCAAGTTGAAAACTCAACAAAAGATGATATCTATCATCAAGAAAAGCTCATCTTCTCAAAAGGCTGTGGAATTCCAAACTGCGATTGCAAATGCAAAGAACCTCACTGAAAGGAAAAGAGTCTATTTTAGTGACTATGGATTTGCTAACTCCAGAGAAGTAATTCGAGGAGATACTGACAAACTCGAAAAGAATCCAATTAACTTTGATAAATTCTATCAAGAGAACCTCATCAAATGGTGGAAAAACAAAGCATCCAAAAGATATGAAAGTCTTAAGTCTAATGGTTCTATGAGAAAAGAATTAGAGGTTTGGACTAAAGATATGCATATCGATATCATAAGGTAACTACCCATGATTAAAACAATACTACAAGAATTTCCTTTAACTGACGTTCCTCAAGAAAGAACTGTCACAGAGGAAAAAATAAGAAAATATACATACACCAAAGAAGAAGTTAATGTTCTTCTTGACGCTGCAGTCAAGGAGGCAATTGATGAATCACGGCGGATTGATGAGGAATCTATGGCAAAACATAATCGTGATGCCACCGTCATTAGTATGATTTTAGGATTTACTACACTCGCATTGTTTGTAGATGGATTGTTAAGAATGTTAGGTATCATTCCACCATTTATGCATCTAGATGTTAATATTTTAGACAAAATAGAAACTGATGTTATAGATAAAATAAAACAAGTTCCGATTCAAAAATTATTTAAACGATAATGAGTGATTTTCTAACTTTCATTTATTTTATAGGTTTTGTAGCTGTGGCGGGAGCCACGTTTGCATACACATGGAAGTTAATGACCACTACACTTGAGGATTTTAATAGACCTATCAAAAGACAAAATGTACATCCAGAAATGTCTGATGTAAAATCAGGTGAAGAATTGTTAGTCTTCAAAGGATTTGAAGATGATGACGATGATGAAGAGGATGTAGTTATTATCCGAAAATAAATTATGAAAGAAAAACCTTATGATGACTCTAACTGGAGAGAAGAATACAAAAGTTACACCAGTAACAAAAAATATCTTGAACTGTTAGAGAATGGCCCTAAACAACTATCTCAAGCCTGGTTGTTGGGTGCTTTATATAATGAATGGAAAAAAATGAAAGGTTATGATCAATTTGACTCAAAAGAAAATGAAGGTCAATATCAATCAACATTACAAGAATTTTTTCAAAGTCAAAAGGATCAAGGTATTTAACTATGGATGAACAACCGAACGATCTGTATGAAGATATGGCAACACTTAATTCTCTGTATGAAGAGTTATGTTGGGATCATGATGAAGTTCTGGAATTTGTTCCAGACTTTAAAAATGATCGAATTATTATTAAACGCAAAACTACATTATGAACAAATTTTCACCATCACATTATCAAAGAGGTAAAATTCAAGTTTGGGATTTTATCGCAGATCAAGAGCTTGATTTTTTTGCAGGCAATGTTATAAAATATGTTTGTCGTGCTGGACACAAAGATCAAGAAGGTGAGTTAGACGACCTTAAGAAAGCAAAAGTCTATATTGATAAAAAAATTGCCTTATATAATGACAGAACTTAAAGATTGGTTAAACTCAATTAATTTTAACAAAGAAAATTTAATTGATGAAGATCCAGATGTAGAGAAGAGTTATCCATCTTATATCATCAATCGATGTCTATCTGGACAGATTGATTCTGTGATGTTTGCAAATGAAATGAACAAACATCCTAATCTTGCAAAGAAGTTACAGTATGACTTTTTCCTAAATAGTCTCAGAAAAAGGAAAAGATTTTCTCCTTGGCTTCGCAAGGATCAAATTGAAAACCTTGAACTTGTTAAAAAGTACTATGGTTATAGTAACGAAAAAGCGAAACAAGTTTTAAACATTTTGACTAGAGAACAATTCTCGTTTATACGAGACCGACTTGAAACTGGAGGGAAAAAATGAACTCAATTGTTGAGCCTCAAATCACTTGGTCGCCTGATCAAATGATTGAGATCACTCTGAATGAACCTGATGATTTTCTTAAAGTAAGAGAAACACTCACTCGTATTGGTGTTGCCTCAAGAAAAGAAAAAAAATTATATCAGTCTTGCCACATTCTTCATAAACAAGGCAGATATTACATAGTTCATTTTAAAGAACTATTTGCATTAGACGGTAAGAGAGCTAATATTACTGTGAATGATGTACAAAGAAGAAATCGTATTATCCAATTACTTTTAGATTGGGGATTGGTAAGTGTTGTTTCAACTGATAAAGTGAATGACATTGCTCCACTTAATCAAATCAAAGTTATATCTTATAAAGAAAAGGGTGACTGGAATTTAGAAACCAAGTATAATATTGGTAAAAGAAAAAAACCAGAGGAGGAGTAATGTCTGATTTAAGAAAGGACGTTGATAACTTACTAAGAGAAGTTGTAGGAGACTACAAAAACGATAAAGATTCAAAAAAGAATCTAAATGAAGAAAGTGAAGAGCAGGAACTATTGAATGACTGACAATCTACATCGAAAGACTTTGCTTCATCTCTTGAAAGACAGAGCATACAAGCATGGTCAATTTACTTTATCATCTGGTAAAGAAACTGAACATTATATCAACTGCAAACCTGTGACATTATCATGTGAGGGTAATGCGTTATTATCACATCTTATGATTAAAGAAGTTGAGGAAGATGCGATAGCTGTTGGTGGTCTTACATTAGGTGCTGATCCTCTAGTATGTGGTGTTGCACAGAGAGCATATTACTCAGGTCATCGACATCTTGACGCTCTTATCGTGAGAAGAAATCCAAAGGGTCATGGCACAAAGGAAGTGATAGAGGGTAATAAACCACCTAAAGGTTCTATTGTCACTGTTCTAGAGGATGTAACCACCACTGGCAGTAGTGCGATTAAGGCCGTGAATGTATTGCGTGATGCAGGGTATATTGTGAATCGTGTGGTTACTATCGTTGATAGAATGGATAGTCATAAGATATGGGAGAACAATGAACTTGAATTTATATCTTTGTTTAAGCTAGAGGATATTATTAAATCTTAATGAAGAATTGCAACTGTTTAAACAAAATGTTTAAATAGTTATGTGTTCATTTGAGGACAATCTATGCAGCATCATAATATTATCTCATATAACAGTATGAGACCTTGGTTCAATATCGAAAGAGAAACATCTTACGGTGATTCAATTGATGACTACTTTGAATGTATCTCAGAGTGTGATACAAGAGACAAAACTTGTATCTCCCATTGTAGAGTGTTACTGGACTAGGAGGAAATCCGAAATAAAGTTAGGGGTATCATCACCCCTATTTTTTTGTCTTCTGTTATAATTAATAGTGTCGCCGTAAGGGACAAAATTTACACTCGCTTACTTAAGGAGAACTATGAACTTACAAAGGTATCGTGCTGCCGATCTTGGAGATTTAATGGATCGCATCACAAAAAACAGTATCGGTATGGATACTTATTTCGATAAGTTTTTTACTGAGACTATAACAAACTATCCACCTTATAATCTTATACAAGTTAATAATACTGAGTCTCGTTTAGAGATTGCACTTGCTGGATTTAAAAAGGATGAAGTTAAGGTTTATACGGAATACGGAAAACTATTCGTTGAAGGAAAGAAAAAAGATAAGGAAACAGATTCTGAATACTATCATCAGGGATTAGCTCAAAGGTCTTTCAATAGGGCATGGACACTCGCAGATGATTATGAAGTTAGGGATGTATCATTGGAAGATGGACTTCTTACCGTTAAATTAGGTAAAGTTGTTCCAGAACATCACACACGAAAAGATTACCTATAAATAAATTTTTATAGAAATAAGACCACTTGACTTTTGTTGAGTGGTCTTTTATAATGTAATCAAAGGATGTATTAAATGACTGTCAAATTAGTAATGCTTAAGTCAGGTGAAGATGTAGTAGCTGACGTAAAAGAAATTAAATCTAATGATGAAGTAATTGGATATTATTTTGATGATCCTCTAATCGTTAGAATATCTGAATTGGAGGAACCTACTATTTTAAATGAAAAAAATTCATTTACACAGTATTCATCAAAAATTGATGTTACTTTTTATCCTTGGATTCCTCTAGCAAAAGATGTTAGAGTACCTTGTTCAGCTGATTGGGTAGTCACCATCGTTGAACCAATTGATAAATTAAAAAAACAGTATCAGGAGAGAGTAAATGGACGAGGAGAAAGTAATCAAAGTCCTGTTGTTATCTAATCAGGAGATAGTAGTTTCTCAAATTGAAGAGGTTGCTGCAGAGTTTGGAGATCCAAATTGTAAATTAACAAAACCATACAAAATTGTGGATGGTTCTTTACAAAAATGGATGAGTGACTATACTGAACAAAATGAGTTAATGATAAGTTCTGATAAGATTATTACTCTTGTCACTCCTAACCCTCTTATTTTTGAACAGTATTCTAAAGCGACTTCGTGAAATTTTATACCAATATTCAACTCATAGGCAATCAGTTTCTGATTCGTGGATATGAGAACGGAAAACACATCACGCATAGAGAAGAATGGAAACCAACTTTATTTGTTCCATCTAAAAGAAAAACAAAATATAAAACCTTAGAAGGTGATTCTGTCGAACCAATTCAACCTGGCTTCGTGAGAGATTGTCGTGAGTTTTATAAGAAGTATGATGAAGTTGAGAACTTTAAGATATATGGTAATGATCGATATGTTTATCAATATATTTCAGAAAAATATCCACAGGATCATATACAGTTTGATATCAAAAAAATTAAACTTGTAACGATTGACATCGAGGTTGCTGCAGAGGGTGGTTTCCCTGATGTAGAAAATGTTGCAGAAGAAATGTTATTGATTAGTCTGCAAGATTATGCAACTAAAAAGATTACAACTTTTGGTTCAAGACCTTTTGTAAATAAAGATCCAAATGTTACTTACGTTCTCTGTGAGAATGAAACTATTCTATTAACATCATTCTTGTCATACTGGAGAAAGAATCTACCAGAGGTGATTACTGGTTGGAACTCTCAGATGTATGACATACCATATCTTGCTGGTCGTATCAATCGTATTCTTGGTGAGAAGTCGATGAAAGATCTTTCGCCTTGGGGTCTTGTATCTCAGGGTGAGGTTTATATTAGTGGTCGTAGAAACATTACATATGATATCGGTGGTGTAACTCAACTTGATTATTTGGATCTATATAAAAGATTTACATACACAAACCAAGAGTCTTATCGATTAGATTACATTGCCAACTATGAACTTGGTGAAAAGAAACTCGATCACAATGAGTATGATACTTTTCGTGAGTTCTATACAAAAGATTGGGATAAGTTTGTTCGATATAATATTAAGGACGTTCAACTTGTTGATCGTCTTGAAGACAAGTTAAAACTAATTGAACTTGCCATTACAATGGCATTTGATGCTAAAGTTAATTTCATTGATATTCACTATCAAGTGCGAATGTGGGATACCATCATTTACAACTATCTTAAGAAAAGAAATATTGTTATTCCACCAAAGAAAAGAACATCAAAATCACAAAAGTACGCAGGAGCTTATGTCAAGGAACCGAAGCCAGGAAAGTATGATTGGGTGGTTTCGTTTGACCTTAACAGTCTATATCCTCACCTTATTATGCAATATAATATTTCTCCCGAAACCCTCAAGGATGAACGACATCCAACAGCTTCGGTTGATCGAATACTTAAAGAAGAGATAGACTTTCAACTTCATAAGGATAGTGCTGTGTGTGCCAATGGTGCAATGTATCGTACTGACATTCGTGGATTTCTACCAGAAATTATGGAGAAGATATACACAGAAAGAACTGTATATAAGAAAAAGATGCTTGCTGCAAAACAGAAGTATGAAGATACCAAAGATCCAAAACTTGTAAAGGACATCGCAACATTCAACAATATTCAGATGGCTCGTAAGATTCAACTGAACTCTGCTTATGGTGCGATTGGTAATGAATACTTTCGTTATTACAAACTTGAAAATGCAGAAGCGATTACTTTATCTGGTCAGGTTTCAATCCGTTGGATTGAAGATCGGATGAATAATTACCTAAACAAAATACTCAAAACAAAGGATGAAGATTATGTTATTGCTGTTGATACTGATTCTATCTATTTGCATCTGGGCCCTCTGGTCGAGATTATATACAAAGAACGAGAGAAGACTACTGAGGGTGTTGTTGGGTTCCTTAACAAGATCTGTGA